CAAACGCTCGAAACCGCTGAGCGCGCCTAGACCAAGCGGAAAAAAGCACATCCAACACCTCGTCACGGGGCAGATCGCCCCAGCTCTGGGCAGTCGCATCCAAAAACAAGACCATGCCTGCAAATCTCGCCTCATCGACGCTCATGCTGGAGCGAGCCTGTCGAGTCAGAAAGAATTCAGGAGGTCGAAAACTTTTGAACATTTTGGCAATACGACTGTGAAGGGGCATCCATCTGTAGCCCTGCGTGGTGTCGACCCATCGCCCCTTGAGGAAGGTACACTCATGGAAAGGTTTGACTTGGAATTTGATGTCGAGGCCAAGTTCTGCCATGGAGGCACAAATGGCTCTATCAAAATGGGTATCAAACCAAGGGTTGGCGAAGCAGTGCAAGACTGCTTTCATCGTTGTGAGTGTGTTACCCAAAGAGGTATCGGGTCCACCAGTAGCGCGGGTCCATCTTTCTGAACGACTCATTTTCAGCGGGACATTCTTCTCTAACCCTAAATACGTGACCAAGGGAAGATAAGAAGTTCCAGCTAGAGCGTCAAGCTCAACCTCTTCAAAGCCAGCTCTCCGGTAGGTGTTCAAGTTGGACAGCAAACAACTACGACCTTGGCTTTGGTCGTGTGCAGAGAAGTCACCTTCTCCAGAGAAAATCCCAGTGCTAGTCTGGCACGCCCAAATGGTATCGTCTCCACAAATGGCCACAGCCGCCTCCCCCGGAGAGAGGTTGCGGACCAGTTGTCCAAAGCTGTCAAGAACAGTGGAGTCTCCTGACGCATATACCAAGTGAACGCTCCAAGAGCCAACGCGGTAAGGCTCAGACTGGGGGGTGTGCGTAGCTATTAAGTCATGATAGGCTTGTTGCGTTCTTGGGCCAGCTATCGCCTGAACTGTCGGGTCCACTGACAGAATCAGGCGTGGTTTTAGCTTTGGGCCAGGTTTCAAGAACAACACCTCGTCTGTTTTGACAAAAATAGGCACAGATCGCACTTTCTCAAGGGTCGGAAGGATGCCTTCAGAAAAAATTCCCTGCACAGCATGAAGCTTTTGAGCTTTATTCGTCTCTACTGTTGAGAGCCAATGATCCACAATCTGGTCCCATTCGCCATTTTCCGTTTCAAGCCGAATTTCAGGAACGTCATCCCACGCTGGAGTAAATTGGGGATTTGGAGTGGACAGATATCGTTCCTGAATTGCCGTAAGTAGCATGTTTGGGCTTGACGAAGGCCGATAGAAAGGGGCAGTTTTAAACCCGAACCACCACAGGGCCGAGGAAGCACTCTTGGGGTAGTCGTCAAGACTCCACAGCCTGTGCAAAGTGGCGGCGCTAGGATGGGTAAAACTGAAACCAGATTTTGTGGTTTTTGTACCTGGCTCTTTAGTCCAAAGATCTGGCTGGAATTCGTAGCCAGTCTGTATCACAGGACTAACTTCAGTAACAGTAGGACTGAAAGATGTGACAACGTTGCTGGGTGGTTGTTCCATCGCCATCAGTTCTGCACCATGAATACCGAGACCCGCAACTCCGACCATACCCAGCATGGCAGCTGACTGGGGAAATGAACCGAGGAGAGTGGGGTCTCCAGAACTGAAGAAATGGCGCGCTGCTACCCAATTCCACGATAGGTGCGCGAGAACGTTAAGGCCAGTTGGACCGGAGTCCGTCGCCAGATGGAGGAGAGTGGGCATGAGGCGCTGAGTCCACCGCGATCCCCAAGAAACATAAGCCTGATTTTCGAGGACAGAAAACAACAGTCCAGCGATAGGAGGCATAGAATTTCTCAGGAGCACAGTGTTTAGGCGACTCTT